TCAAAAGAACGAAATTCCTGGTAGATAGGGGTAACCGAGAGTGGGGAACAGCCAATAGAGATTTTTTAAAATTTTCGCACGAGGGTAGGGGGTGTAGGTGTGGGTGCAAAACCGAATTTAAAAGTAGTCAAAAACAAACGAGAATCTATCCGGCAAAGTCTCTTAAAACAGCTAGAGGAAAACGGCGTAAAAGGTGCACACTATGTTGATTTGGTTGAGGACTATATGTCTATGTGGGATATAAAAAACAATCTAATCGCGGATATCCAAAAGCGGGGAGTGAATGTTGAATATCAAAATGGACCGAACCAGTGGGGGCACAAGAAAAACGATTCTTTGCAGGAACTTACCCGCACTAATGCCCAGATGCTAAAAATCTTGCACGATTTGGGACTGAGAGCCGCCGACATTGAGGGCGGTGGTGATAGTGTCCCGCAAATGTAAAAGGCTTTACATTGACGATTACCTTAATGAAATTGAAAGCGGAAAAACTCCCGCATCTAAAGAACTTCTTAAGGCCGTACCTTATATTCGCAACAAACTAGATGATCCAAATGTTTTTTACGATGAAGAAAAAACACAGACGGCAGTAGAAACTATAGAAAAATATATCGGCTTTGAACTTGTACCGTGGGAACTTTTGATTGTTGCGTTAATCCATTGTTACTATAAAGACGACGATAGCCTGGTCTTTACAACCTTTTTCCTACTTGTGGGTAGGGGTAATGGAAAGAACGGCTTTATATCAGGGTTAGTATTTTATTTGACCACACACTACCACGGCATTAAAGGATATAACGTTGACATTGTGGCAAACAGCGAAGACCAAGCAAAAACTAGTTTCGATGATGTGTATGAGGCTTTGGAGGAAAACGAAGAAATATTAAAGCATTATTTCAAATGGACTAAAGAGGTTATAACCAACACCAAGACTAGATCGTCCATTGAGTATCATACAAGCAATTCCAAGACCAAAGACGGCAAAAGAAGTGCCTGCCTTGTCTTTGATGAGGTGCACGAATACGAAACATGGAAACTAATCAACGTTTTTCGATCGGGCTTTGGTAAACGCAAGCATTCCAGAACCTTTTATATAACCACCGATGGTTATGTCAGAGGCGGTGTTTTGGACGAGCTTTTAGACCTATCGGAAAAAGTACTATCCGGTGAAGTTAAAACTCTAAGAATGTTACCTTTGATCTATAAAATAGACAAAGAAGAAGAACGGGACGATCCAGAAATGTGGGTCAAGGCTAATCCTTCCTTGCCTTATTTTCCTCTTTTAAAGCAACAGATGGATGAAGATTATGAGCTAGGCAAACACCAGCCCGCCATGGCCTCTGAGTTTATGACTAAGCGCATGAACTACCCTGCGGCTGAAAATTATATCGCAGTTGCCTCTTGGGACAAGATCATGACTACAGGCTATGAAATCATAGACGGTAAAAAAGTACCCAGGTTGATACCTTACGAAAAGCTTAAAGGTATGCCATGCGTGGGAGCCTTTGACTACGCCGAGATTCACGACTTTGCAAGTTGTGGGCTTTTATTTAAATATGGTGGCAAAAGGTATTGGATAGAGCACTCTTTTGTGTGCCATTTGGCACTAAAACAAGAGAGCAGAAAAATTAACTTCCCTGTGCAAGAAATGGCTGACAGGGGTTTGCTAACTATAGTTTATAGTGATTCGATCACTCCACAACACATTGCTAATTGGTTTTTGGAGCAACTTAAAACTTATCACATTGTTGATATAGCTTGTGACGACTACCGAGAAAAATTAATGCGAGATGAATTTGAAAAGCACGGGTTGCCACTAAGTAAGGTAAGAAGTGGGCCATATACCCATGCACGAATTGCCCCGATTATCGATGATATGTTTGCGCAAGAAACTATCGTTTTTGGGGATAACCCCGTGATGAGGTGGTATGTAAACAACACTTACCGAGAGCTTGACAGCAAAGGCAACACTACATTTCTAAAAGTTGAACCAAGAACCCGCAAAACAGACGGGTTTTTTGCATTGATACATGCTTTGGTCAAGGATGATTTGCTTGAAGATGTACCGGAGCAAGTGGGCGAAATATGGACACCTGGAGTTTATACCTATTAGAGGAGGTGGAAAATGAAAATAACAGATGTTTTAAAGAACTTTTTCAGCAAAAAGATAAAGTATGATGTGTTTGTTAACAGCTTGCAAGGCGAGGTTTATTTTAAACTTTTGGCAATACAGTCGGGTATAAACCTTATAGCAAACACTTTGTCAGTTGCCGAGTTTGTGACATATCGCGAGGGAAAGCCGTATCGCGGAGAAAATTATTATTTGCTAAACGTAGCCCCGAATCAGAATCAAAATGCCAGCAAGTTCTTTCGAAAATTGGTGCACAAGTTGGTTTATGATAACAGCTGTCTTGTTATCCAGCACAACATGCATCTTTATGTTGCAGACAGCTACGAAATTAAAGAATTTGCACTTAAAGAAAATATTTACACTGATATTGTTGTGGGGGAACTTGCTTTTAAGAAAGATTTTTTTGAATCCGAAGTGTTTCATTTTGAATGGCACAACCAGAGGATAAAAGATGTTATTGACGGACTTTACAACTCATATTCGAAATTAATCGAAGCAAGCCAAAAACACTATAAACAAAATAATGCACGCAGGGGCACNCTTGAAATACCTACACANCTTTCTAAAACAGAGGAAGGGCAAAAACATCTAAGAAATTTGTTGGGTGTGCAGTTCAANGAGTTTTATGGNGCTGAAGGAAATGCGGTTTTGCCGCTTAGCAGGGGCGAAAAATACACAGAGTTCGAAAANAAAAATGTNAAAGGCGGCATNGANGGNAGGGACATAAGAGCTTTTGTGGATGATGTTTTTGATTACGTGGCTATGGCTTTGCAAATTCCGCCCCAACTTTTAAAGGGAGATGTTGCCGACACTGACAAGGCGGTCAATAATTTTTTGACATTTTGTATTAAGCCGCTTGCAGAGCTTTTAGGAGATGAAATTAACCGCAAGTGGTACGGCAAAAAGCTATTTTTGGAGCGCACCTATTGTAGACTTGACACCACAAGGGTTAAAGCTGTTGAAATTAAAGACATCGCAAACGCCTTGGATGTGCTAACTAGAATCGGTGCTCATACGGTTGACGATAACCTTGAGGCGCTAGGCAAGGAGCCTCTTGGCGGTGACTTAGGCGCCCAACGCTTTATCACCAAAAACTATGAGCCTATAGAAACCATGTTGGAAGGGAGAGATTAGCGATGGGAAAAAAATATTACCAAATTGCAACACAAGATGCGGAAGCGTCTATCTTTATTTATGGTGACATTGTGTCCGAAGGTTGGGCTTGGTGTGAAAGCGATGTAACCAGCCACGAGCTTGTGCAAGAAATAGAAGCCCTGGACGTTGACGAGATCAATGTCTACATCAACAGCTACGGAGGCGAGGTCGCTGAAGGTTGGGCGATTTGCAATGCGCTAAAAAGGCATAAGGCGAAGGTTACAACGTACTGTGATGGTTTCGCTTGTAGTGCCGCAAGCCTAATTTTCATGGCGGGAGAAGAAAGAATAATGCTTACCACCTCTGCACTTTGGATCCACAACGTACAAACATTTGCACGGGGAGATCACAAAAAATTAGCCAAAGAAGCGGAGGGTGCCAAAAAACTCAACGATCTAAGTGCCCAAATGTATTTGGAACACGTCAATGTTGACGAGGACGAACTTATGCAAATGATGGATGACGAAACTTGGATTACTCCACAAGAGGCACTCGATATGGGCTTTGCTACGAGCATCGTAACCGGTGGTGAAAGCAAGGAGCCTACACAGAGTGCAAGAAAGTCGGTCTTTAGCATGATTCTAAACAGCAAAACGGCAGAGGGAGAGGCAAAGGGAGAAGAACCAAATCCCGAGCCTGTGCCGGATCCATCCGAGCCAGAGCAGGACGAGGAGCCTATTTCAGAGCCTGAACCCGAACCTGAACCTGTTATGAATAAACCTAAAAATCTATTTATGGCCCTACTGGGCGGAAAGGATGAAGAATAATGCTTAAAAATTACAAGCACAGAATCAACATTCAACTTTTTGGGATGCCCAATCCCGATCAATTGAGCTTGCAAAAAGCGGAGATTATGAACCAAATTCAGAAAGCCATGAAAGATGGTGATGAGGAGGGTTTTCAGGAGGCGTTTACCAACTGGACCGAAATGGTGCAAAACGCGGTCATGCAAGAGGCGCGCGGTTTGGTGCAATCCTCCGATAACCAAATCTTGCAAGGTCGCGGTCAAAGAGTGTTAACCTCCGAAGAAACAAAGTACTACCAAAAATTAGCTGAGGCGATGAAGTCCACTAATCCAAAACAAGCACTCGAAGATATGGATGTAGTAATGCCCGAAACTGTAATTGACACAGTTTTCGAAGATATTACCGAGCAACATCCCTTGCTTGGTGTAATCAATTTTCAAAACGCCGGGGCATTAGTTGAGTGGCTATACTCTACCCAAGACGGTAGACATAT